CAGAAAAGCTCTTACGCTGTCCCCAGGTGATGTTTTCCGAAATGCTACGGCTTTCCTCTTGTGCAAGGCTGGACATAATGGTAATCAGCAACTCACCCTTGCCGTCAAAGGTGTAAATACCTTCCTTCTCGAAATAGCACTCAACACCGTTTTCCTTCAACTTGCGGATGGTAACAAGGCTATCAACTGTGTTTCTTGCAAAACGGCTGACCGACTTTGTAACGATGAGGTCAATCTTGCCATCCAATGCATCCGCAATCATCTCCTTAAAGCCATCGCGGTTTTTCGTATTTGTGCCGGATTTTCCTTCATCGGTGTATACCTTTACAAATTCCCAATCAGGGTTATTCATAATCAATTTTGTGTAATAATCCACCTGTGCCTCGTAACTGGTGAACTGTTCATCGCTGTCCGTGGAAACACGGGCATAACCGGCAACCCGTCTTTTTCTGGCATTGATTGAAGGTAAGTTTGTCAATGGATTTATTGTTGCAGGTATCATCGTAACTTTAGGCATTGTTGTTCCTCCTCTCAAGGGTTTTATTTCTTGCTGCGACCTTCATTTCTTCTGTCCAGCTTTCACTGCGAGAACGGTCTTTCCACGCTGTTTCCGTTTCGCTGCCGTCATAAAAGCAAAACCTTAGAATGTTGCCGTTACACACATAAACGTGCTTTACGCGCCTTTTAAATTCGTTTTCATCAAAGTGCGTGTGGCCCAGCACTTCAGCGGAAACAGCAATCAATGTTTCTTCGGGGATTTGCTTTGAAGCACAGGCGTCTTTTCCCAGGGTGTTGAATGTGTTGCAGATCCAAACCACCCTGGCTTTTGTTGTCTTGCGCCTATAGTTCTTACCGCAGTTTTCGCATACGAGCATACCTGTAAATGGGTATGTTGTTTTTTTGGCCGGTTTCTTCGTGAACTTTGATGCCCGTTTCGCTTTTTCCTGTTGAACAGCGGTAAAGGTTGCAAGGTCAATAATTGCCTCGTGGGTATCCTCTGCGTGGTACATTGGCTGTTCGCCTCGGTTCACCTTCGTCTTTTTCGTGATGTGATTCTCACGGAATGTCTTCTGCAATATCAAGTTCCCGGTGTAATTGTAATTACCGAGCATTTTGGAAATAACCGAGGATTTCCATAGCTTGTTGCAAGGCGAAGGTATTCCGTCCTCATTCAGCCTCTTGGCAATAGCAGTGTAGCCGTAGCCGTCAAGGTAGTCTCTGTAAATCCTACGGACGATTTCTGCCTCTTCAGGAATAACACTGTATTTCCCGTCTTTAAGACAATATCCAAGCATTGTTCCTCTCCAAGGCAATCCCGCCTCGAAGTTACGTTTGATGCGCCACTTTTGATTTTCGCTTGCGGAGCGGCTCTCTTCCTGTGCGTATGATGCAAGGATTGTCATCATCAACTCACCGTCACCGCTTAAAGTGTGAATGTTCTGTTCCTCGAAAAAAATATCCACCCCCCAGGCTTTGAAATCACGGATGGTCTTTAAGAGCGTCACGGTGTTCCTTGCAAAGCGGGAGATGGACTTTGTGATAACCATATCGATTTTACCGGCACGACAGTCTTCAATCAGTCTTTGAAAATCATCTCTTGAATCCTTTGTTCCGGTTTTTGCTTCATCGGCATAAACGCCTACGTAAAGCCAATCTTCGTGGTTTTGAATTAGTTCGCTGTAACGGCTGACTTGTGCAGAAAGTGAATGTAACATTGCATCCTTGCCGCAAGACACGCGGGCGTATGCAGCCACTCTCTTTTTTCCAACCAACCGCGGCGGTCTTGATAAAATAGTTACTGTTTTAGGCATTTTGTCACCTCCTCGTGTGACATATTACCTCTACTATTACTATATAGCAAGTCAATTCCGCGATATAAACTACACAAAGATATTCCGTTTCTCTCCGCAACGATTGTATCAATTATGGCGTAATCTTCCGGGGTTAAAATCCCCATTGAGAGCATCTTTTTGAACTGCGCCATTGAAGAAAGGTATCCTTCTAATTTTGCTCTATACTCATTGGTCATTGCGTGTATCCTCCCTTCCAAAGCGGTCGGATATATAGCAAGCGTGGGAGCAATATTTTCTGTGCTTATTACCATAGGCAGTAAATGCAGTGCCACAATGGGCGCAAACAAAATCATACAGTGCCTTTCTTTTTACAAGCATTTGATGGCTATTCCACCACAACACTCTGCACTTATCACAGCAGAATTTTTTTGGCTTACGCTTGGGGATGATTTTTATTGCTTTTCCACACTGTAAGCAGATTTTATCTTTCTTGGTTTCACCCAATATACAATACCGACGATAAAACGAACGCACCGTATTCTCCGGCAAGTTTAATCGCTGCCCAATTTTGGCATAGCTGAGTCCTTCAGCGCGTAAAACTTTAATTTGAGACTTCTGATTATCGGTCATTTACACAGCCTCCTTTCATATCTACGGAGATTTGGAGGCTGTTTTGTAGGGGTGTTTCTGGGAACTTTTTTTATTTTGAGCAAAAAAATAACGCCCACCGAACCTCGAAAGGAACGATGGGCGTCATAGGGTTAGTTAGGGATTTTCAGTTTGTTTCCAGTGTAAATTACATTGGACTTGAGACCGTTGAGTTTCACGATTTCAGGATAGCGGTTGCCATCACCAAGATACTTCTTGGCAATTGCCCACAGGGTGTCTCCGTGAACAACGGTGTGGACGCGGTAGGTTTCTTCAGCCTTGGCTGCAGAGACAACCTTGAGGTTCTCCACAGCAACCCAGGTGTTAATACCGCTTACCACATCACCACCGGTCTTTTTGACCTTCTTGCCGAGCAGAACGCAGGTTTTACCACCCTTGGTTACGGGTTTGCCTTTATAGGTGGTCTGCGTTACGATGTGATGCCAGTTCTTAACCCAGGCGGGGATTTCCTTGGTGGTAGGATTGTACTTCACGGAATCAGCGGTGAACTCAACCGTATCGCCTTCCTTGATTTCAGAAGTGACGGTGACGGTAGTGGAAGTGGTCGGCTTCCCGGTAGTTGCGGGAGCAGAGTCTTCCTTCAGCTTTGCTGCCACCTCTGCACGGAAGGTGTCCATAGACTTTCCGTGCTTGGGGAACCAGTGCATAACGTCACCGTGATTAGAGGCAACACCCTGCTTGTAGCCTTCGCTGTGGCAGATGATGTTCTTCTCGGTGAGACCGTATTCCTTGCAAAGGTAAACGCAGAGGTCGATTGCCTCCTGGTACACCTTCTTAAAATAGGTCGCATCAGCAAGACCATCTTCACAGATTTCAAAGCCGATGTGGGTGTTGTTGGCAGATCCGCCAGCGTGCCAACCACGGTGATTCCAAGGCAAACACTGATAGGTTGCCACGGTGCCGTCAGCCAACTTGCCAATGAAACCGTGAACGCAGACTTCACGACCACCGGGATGATAGGTGTTCCAGTGGTTGTTGTACTGGTTCTTGCCAAGTCGGCCATCATCGGGACCGACATATCGTTTCAGCCAAGGGTTATTGGCACCAGTGGAGTGAACCATAATGCCCTTGACGGTGATTTTCTTACCTGCCTTATAGCAGGCATTTTCGGTGAGAAAAAGCTGATACAGTTTCATTTATTTGTCCTCCTTTTTCGTGAGCTGTTTAACTGCCTGATTAGTACCCGTTGCAGAGAGACCGCTTGCAGAGCCGAGGATGATAGCAACGAGTAAGTTTTCCGTACCCATCACGCCGGGAACGAAATAGAACGCGATTACACCGGAAATCGCACCGAGAACGCATGCAATGAGAGGAATGAAGCGTTTGAACTTCTCGTCTCCGCCCATTGCGGTTTTCACGATGTCGATGATGGTGTACACGATTGCCGCCAACGCGGGAATGGTTGCGATTTCATAGTTTGTCATAGCACGATACCTCCTTATTTGTGTGCCTGTTTGTTGATATGGTTTTCTAACTGTTCAATGGCTTCTGTTACGGGGCCATTGCACCCTTGTTCCTTCAAACCCATAAGGCAAGCAAGAACACCGTGGACAAGCACGGTCTGCTCCTCCTTGATGGACTTGATATCGTTGTCTTGCTTTTCCTGTTTCAAGAACCAACGATAGATTGCGAAAATTGCTCCGAAGATGACACCGAGAGCAGTAATCGCAGCCGCCAAAGTGGTGAGATTGATTTCCATAGGCTGTTTCCTCCTTGTTAAGATTTGGGTATGAAAAAGGCACCCCTGGGCGGAGTGCCATAATTCCTTATTTCAGCCAGGATGGTTTATCCGGCTTGTTGCGTGTATCGGTAACATCGAGCCAGTCCTGGTACCATTTACGCAGTTCCTTCGTCTGCTTTTCCGTAAGGGTGTCATACCATAGCCACCCTCGGTTAATCACAGAAAAGCATTCATTTTCTCGCTCGATACGAAGTTGAGCGTTTTCCGCTTCCGTTTGAATAATACCGGCTTGTTCTTCATCAAAGAAAAGCTGACCGTCCCTAATACGATAGGCACGGTAATTACATTCAAAGTGGTCGAGGTCGGTGGGAGCGTCAATGTCCGTGCTGCCTACGATGTTTCCATAGGTTGCATAGCTTTCAACAAAGCCGTTTGCATCTACCTTAATTTTCATTGCGAGACCTCCTTAGTTGATTCCAAATACTCGTGTGATTTGCCCAGAGGAGCTACTTGCTTTCCAAGTAAGCGTTGTAGTTGAGCCGGAATACTTAACAGCGAAAGATACATAGTTTGATTCGTCCGCAAGCTGATAGGTCACATCGGACGTGGTAATTAGACCCTTGGGCAGTGTTATCGACTCAAGTGCCGAGGAAGATTTCGGCCTTCCAATAATCACATAAGCACTGTAACTGCCGTAATTAAATGTGATACTTCCGCTTGTGAGCGTTCCACTGTAAAGAGAAGTTGCCGCGATGCCGAGATTGGTTCTTGCTGCCGCCGCAGTGGTAGCACCAGTACCACCCTTACCCAATGGGATGGTTGCTCCGCCAGAATGATAAACGGTGTAACGAGTACCGGGGTGTGTGTCAGTTGCCACATTCGGTGCGTAGTACAGTGTTCCAGAGTAAGAATAAAGCCTATCCCAGGTAGTGGAACTGCGGTAAAAATTAATGCCTTCACCCTGGGAGTCAACCGCATCCAGCAAATATAATCCGTTGATGCCGATAATGTCCGAGTTCTGCATATTGATACCGTAAACACCATCAACCCAATACTGGCTTCCCGTTACATTGATAACCTTGGGAGCAATGGTCTGCCCACTGATAAGATTCGTACACGCTGCCGCCGCAGTAGTCGCACCCGTACCGCCCTTTGCGATAGTGACCGCAGAGGACAACTTGGAAGGCGCAAGCGCGCCGTTGAGGGTTGTTGCCGTAACGGTTGTCGCTGTAACTGTGCCGGACACCTTGGCATCACCGACTACGTCAAGTGCAACTTCCGGGTCAGGGGTGTTAATGCCGACCTTCTTTTTACGCAATGCCACAAGAGGAGTTCCCTGAGGAACTACATAGTAAAGGTCAACCGAGGACAGCGAATTCAACTGGTCTCGAATTTGGAGATGGAAGTCGTAGGATGAGTTGGCATCCAGGCTACACAGTTCTAAATTGGAGAAGGAGTAAGATGTTCCGCTTTTGGTTACCGAGGACAGAATTGAGGTATATGAGCCATAGGATGAGGCACTTGTCAGTTTGTATCGGTAACGCACATATAAAAGGCTGTTCTTTTGAGTGCCGGAAACCGAAATAGCAGAAATTGTACCGTTAAATGCAAGCTGCATTTCTGCCTCGATATCGTTAGTTCTTCGAAGCGTTAAAGACGACACCTTCGGCTTTGCGTAAGCAATAACGGTAATCTGCTGTGTCTTGCTGACTGTGTATCCACGGGAGTCTGTGGCAGTTACCACCACATCCAAAGTGCCAGACTTGGCAACTGCACCAAGGTTTATAACCTCTCCCGTTGTATTGGAGAGAGTCACACCGTTGCAGGTGGCAGAATAGGTGGAAATTGTAGCGTTATTCCTTGCCGTGGCGGTGCCGGGGGTAACATACAAATATGAGTAACTTTGGATGAATACTTGGTCATTTCCCGTTACTGTGGAGGTAGCGGAACGACCGTCATAAAAAGTAAAAGCACCCATCGTGGGTGCAGAGTTTGCAGAGGTTGTCTGAACGGTTGCTGTCTTTGTGGAGGTGGAGCCGATCTGCGTTGAACCGCTGTATGTCAGCAAGGCGAATGTCGCAGTAAAAGATTTAACGGAAGCCATAGCCGTGAGGAGTGTTGTCCTCTGTGCCGACGTCAGCGTTATGGTTCGTGTGGCCGTACCCTTTGTCCAGGATAGCCCGGTAACCTCCAAATAGACCGTTGAACCGTTTTTGATTTGCAGTTTATGGGTATAGGCGGCATCATACACCGTGGTGCTCATACTGATACTGACAGAAGAAACATCGGCTGTAAGTGCCGAAACGCTATCAATGGTGGAGCCGCCCAGGGTCTTTGCGGATACTGCACTTGAAGTGCCGTAGACCTGGTTGGACTTCTTTCTCGCACGGACTTTGACCGAATACGAGGTGTTCGGTGTCAGTGAGGACAGTGTGGTATTTGCACTCGTACCCGCTGTGGTAGAAAACTGTGTCCAGTTCGTGCCACCGTTGGTGCTGTACTGCCAAATATCAGCAGTTGCCGAAGAGGTGGCGCTAATCTTAAAGCCGTTAGCGGTGATATTGGACACACTGCAAGATACTGTCGGTGCAGTTCGGTCAAGGGAATCCAGGTCAATAGTTGTAGATGCCGTAATGGTGCCGATGCTCGTACCGCTATAAGTACCGCTAAATCGCCAAGATGCGGAAAGCGCCACGCCTGTTTTTGTACCGTTGCTATTGTGAGCAACACGGACGGTATAGGTTTTCAGCAAGGTTGTGTCATAGCCGGAAACGCTATCGCTGATGGCGGGCGCGGTGTAGGTTTCAGAAACACCATTGATGGATACCGTGGAGTCAGAACGAGAACCTACCGACAGCGTATAATATTTCAAATACACATTCAGCGTAACGTCAGAATAGTTACCAGTAACACTCTGCGATGCCGACCAGGTACAGTAAAGGCCGAAGTTGTTAACCGGGTAATTGGAAAAACTACCGCTTGTAGCCATAATATCTCCTTTCCCGCTTAATCAAGGATAACGATATTAAGTCCCTCTGATGCAGTGGGCATCGGCACAAACTTGGTTCTGCCAACCGTCAATTCACCATCCACCGTGGTCTTCTTGGTGATGGTTTCATCCTTGTTCAGCGTGAATATCTTTTCTTCATTGTAGTAGCCGGAAAATTCCGTGTTGTTAATTACCGTCCTTTGAGCGGAGTCTGCGTTGGAAACCTCGATACCACGGCGGTCGATTTTAACCTCGGTGGTGTAGATCTCATTGGGAGCGGGAGTCCATTTGTGAATGGTCGTTCCTTCTGCCAAAATGATGTCCGAGAGGTACAGACTTGCCAAGCGGTTATATGCGTAAATGGTAATGGTGCTGTCCTGCACGTCGGGAATAATCGCATTGTATTCCGTCCACCCAAAGGTCGAGGAGGTGTTGAACAGATATTTCACCATAGAACCGTTGTACTTCACATAGAAATACGAAGAATAACTCGCACCCGTTTTCTTTGCACGGAGCGAAATAACATAGGACGAGCCAGGGACAACACCCGTTATTACTTGCTTGAGCGTGGAACTATCCCCAAGCACAAAGCAAGAATCGGAGGTGGTGTTGTTTTGAACATCGGTTGAGCTATCGGTTGCTACCGTGCCGGATATCGTCCAATCATCGGTAATGCCGTTAAGACCGGCAGAGTTTTTTACAAAGTTGATGCCTCCGGCAAACTGCTCGCTCATTGTAAGCGAAAGGCCATCAACGGTGTGTTCCAGTTCGGAAATCTGCTCTTGCATCTCAAGAACGGTTTCCTTTTCCCCGGACACTTCACCGCTGACGGTTTCTACTGTTTTTGTGAGGTTTGAAACATAGCTGTTCAAGCCATCAATGGATGTTTGGAACTCACCAAAGCGAGAGGTGTGGGTGGACACGGTAACACGAAGTTCTTCCAGGTTGTTTTGAACAACCCAGCCGAGTCCATCCCATACCATAGTTTCCGGCGGGACAGTTGCCGTATTTACCCAAAGCATACCGATGTACGGGTTCTCGGGTGCGACATCAGAAGTGATAACATCGCATAAATTGACGATGGTAAATTGTGCAATCGCCCGCATAAAAACTCCTCCTTACAGCGTTACAACTACCATAAAGGTTGCCTTTGTCGCAACGTCGGAAGAAGAAACGGACAGCGTTTTGCCGGTCTTGCTGCCGGAAGTACCCCAAGAGGTATCGATAGCGCCATCTTTGTTGTACTTTGTCCAGGTGTAGGTGCCTTTGCCTTCCGCATCGATTTCCGCACCTGCCTGGTAAACAACTGCGGTAAGAACAGTAGAACCGACACCGTTCTTAAAGACATCTCCGCCCGTGGAGGTAACCACAACCTGGATGGGATCGGAGTTGTCGATAAAGGTCGCAACATCGGTAAAGGAACTGTTGTAGGTGCTGGAAGTGCTGTCGGAGTCGGTTGCTACGCACTTAAACACTGCATAGCTGTCAACGGCGGCAGCGTACACGGTAATGGTTGCCGTGGTAGTGCCGGTGTACATACCCGTGCTGTCGGACAGCTTTCTCCAACCAGTGCCGAATGCCGCGTCGTATCCGGCAGAAGAACTGGAAGTAACGGTAGAATCCATCACACCCCACTTGTAAGTGACGTTGGTGGTGTCCACAGTAGAACCGCGCCACAGTTCTGCCTTTGCGGTGAGGGTTGCAACCTCACTGTTCTTGAAGACATTACCGTTGGGGGTAGTAATGAGCAGATCCGTAATGCCGGAGCCGTTAACAACACGGGAGAAAGAAATAGTCAGCGGATGCGTGAGGGACAGACCCGTGGAATCATCCTTATAGGTGATAACGCAACGGTAATCGATACCGGGCAAGCCTGCCATCACGTTGCCTTTGATGGTCAAAATATGGCTCTTTGCACCGCTGAGTGCGTAGTTGCCGGAACTGGTAATAGCAGTTGTGGAACTGCCTACATACCATTTGACCGAAGTGACATTGGTAGATGTAATTTTATCGGTAGTTGTACCGATAACATAGAGGCTGGGGGTCAATACCACATTAGTCGTAGACCAATCCGGGGTGTAGGTGCCGTTATCGGGATTGTACATCTGCGTTTTAGCGTGGCTCGAACCGATATAGCCGGTTAAGGTTAAGGCGTCATTGTAGTCAATAATCGTAAATTGACCTTGTGCTTTACTCATTTGGAATCCTCCTTAAATTCAGCCGAGCAGGCTGTTTCTTGTAGTGGTGTCGATGAGGTCGCAGAAGAAGGTTGCCCTTACCTTGACATCATCGGAGACGATTTCGATGGATTTGCTGCCACCGAAGTGTGCATCATTCCACAGCTTATCGGCTTCGGCATCATCGGAAACCCTGGTCCAGATGAACTGGTTGTCATCCAAAGTGTCGGTGATGTTTTCATCCCAAGAATAAACTGTGGCATAAAGGGTTGTGCGGATATTGTTATTTTTGAAGATATTTCCGTTAGAAGAACTGATAACCAAGCGGTACATCTTCTGTTCCTCAATGGTCGAAATGCGGTCTTCCACTTTCTCCACGGTTTCCGTGGTCGCATAAGCACGGAGTACGACTTCGCCGGTCTCCAAGTCCCAATAGGAAGAACCGTCCTGGGATTGAAGAACACCCGCTTTGATGATGTTTGCCACCAAAGAGCCGGAAGTAATAAAGTCGGCAACAATCTGCCCGTCAGCGGTGATTGCTGTTTCGTAGGGACCGTTGTAGCCGTTCTTGGAGAAGCCAAGACCGCCAACATTCCATCTCCAAACCTTAACCGCTTCACCGATTGTAGGGGCATCCAAAATGAGCAGTTCATAAGGTTTGCTCGTATCGGTGTCAGTGTGGATAACCACATAGCCTCCCGTCTGCCCGGTAATGAGACCCGTGGCATTTTTTATGGCCGAGTTCATAAGTGCAGGAAATCTGTCGATTTTTGTCGATGCTTCCTCTGCGGCGGCTTCGGCAGCACTTACATTGTTCAGCAAGTTTGCCTTTGCAGAACCGAGTGTGATAGACACATACTTTTCTGCCAGGGTGTCATACACCGTGGTGATAACCTTCGCTTTAGCCGTAATACCGAGAACACTGTGGCGGATGGTAACGGTGTCGCAAAGGGACACACGCTCCAAGACGGCCACATAGTCCGGCTGTTTCCAAAGCGGCTCAAAGGCAACGGTCAAAGTAGGAACGGCTGTGCCGAGCGGATTATTTTTGAGATAGTTGTTTGCGTAGGCACGGAGTCCTTCTTCAGTGACAGGGTTCTCTTCATCGAAGTATTCTGTGAAGTCCTTAATAAGGGTCTTTCGCTGCACCAGGGTTGCATCAGCAATGGGCAACAACACTTCCGAAAGCGTGATGACCGTTTCTGTTCCGTCCTCTGCGGTGATAACCGCATACGGCAGAAGGTCGGTGTAAACATCGGTGGTTTCGTTATCGTGTTCCAGATCCGTGAGGTTCTTTCCGTATTCGATGACCACACCCGTTTTTTGACCTCTGCCTTGATGATGAATGACGTGGAAGTTATCCCACTCGTACTCACCACCCCACAAGTCCAGAAAAGAACCCGCCACACCGCCCAAACAAGCACGGACACTCTGCGGTCTTGCAACCGAGAACGGCTTTGCTGTGGAATAGTCAGTGTGGCAGGTGAAATTGTGCGGTGTTGCGGTGTTTTGAAACACACGCTCCATTGCAAGGCTCGGAGAAATAGACTCTTCCTTCCACTGCAATGCAGCAACCGAGGAAAGGTCGTAGGAAATGTGCTGTGCGTATGCCGTTATTTCACCGTTAATTGGCGTTGAAATGCGGTAAATGCGGAACACCTGGTCTTTGGCGGTGTCGTTGGGTTTTGCCTTTACGAGCCGTTCTTCGGCTATCTCCTTGTAAAGGGGACCGTTGATAGGATACTTAAACTCGCACTCGAAGGCACCGTTGCGTTCCTCGGTTACCTCGCAGGAAGTACAATCCTTCAGAACACCGATGCCGAAAGAGGCAAAGTTGGTAGCGTTGGCTTTATACAGTACTGGAATCATATCGAACACCACCTTGGAGCAATGGACAGACCTTGGATGTCCCCGTCAAAAGAAAAAGTATTCTCACCGGGATACAGCAGCGGAAAGCCATCACCCTCAACGGTGTCGTTCTTCGGTTCGTTGCCTTTATAGCAGACCATCTGCTTGGAGTCGATTTCCACGTATTCATCGATGGCGGTGAATGTGAGCGTGGTATTGTTATCGGCTGATTGGATGGTCAGTGTACCTTTGCCGCCACCCACCACACGAATGATGGGATAGCTTGGGAACAGATACGGGTTGGTTAGGCTTTTGCCGTTGCCCACAAGCTGTGTCTTTTCTCCCGCAACGGAGTAACGGAACGGCTCACAGGAGAAACTGATCGTGAAAACACCGATGCGGTTTAGTTCATCCTCAATATCGAGTTTTCCGGCATATACAGCCTTGCGGGTAAACTCGGTATCGTAGGTGTCGGAAAGAGCATGGTATTGGTTCAACCCTGAGTACAGCCACCCCTTAACGGCTGTGATTTTCTGTGATAGTTCTGCGATGCTTTTCGCAGGCAGAAAGACCGAGTAGGTCACTTGGACATTGGGGAATCTGCCGTCCCCGGAAATCAAGTCACCGTGGCGACCGGGAACGGAAAAAAAGTCCGTTTCGTATTCAGGCGCAGAAAAAACATCCTTACGCTCAATGCGAATCCCCATATCCGAGGACTTAATGCCCTTATACACAAAATAATTCACGCAAATACCACCCCTTTCCGTTTTGCGAATTGTCCGGCAGTAACGAGAACCTCGTTAGTAAGCTGCTGAATATCCTCGCTTGAATAGTTGTTAAAGTTCGTAATGTTCAGCACAAGCTGAAGCACTCCGTTTTTAGCAGAGTCTGCAAGACCACCACTGACGGTGCCGTGAACGTTACCATCTACATTAAAGTCAGTAGGCAGTGCGGTTTCCATATCCTCGGCAAGGCCGTGCATTACATCGTTGATGTCAGCACTCATTGCTTCGGCAGCCTTTACGGCTTCACCACCGTTGGCATCAATGGAGCCGGACAGACCCTTAACGAGCATTTCACCGACCCAAGCCATCTCATCCGACGGAGAGTGGATACCAAAGAAGTCGCAGATGCCATCCCAAATGGAACTGATCCACCCGGACACTTTGTCCCACAACCAGGAAGCAAGTCCCTGGATACCTTCCCACAGACCCTTTACGATGTTTCCACCGATTTTTGCCATCTCACCAAACAGTGAGCCGAAAGCCTTAACAATGCCCGCAATAATCTGCGGTACGGCTTTTACGATTTCCACAATAATGGTCGGCAGGTTCTTGATCAGAGAAATAAAGAGTTCAACACCCGCCTTGATGATAAGCGGAATGTTTCCAATTACTGCGTTGATGATGCCGGAAATAATCTGCGGAATGGCGTTCACAATGGTCGTAATAATCTGCGGTAAAGCCTGAATGAGTGAAATCAAGAGGTCGATACCCGCTTGAATGATAAGCGGTATGGCTTCCAACACTGCAGTGATGATACCATCAATAATCTGTGGAATTGCCTCCACGATTGCGATGATAATATCTGGCAGTGCCGCCACCAATGAGGTTAGAAGCTGAATACCTGTTTCGATGATTTGCGGTATTGCATCCAAGATGAAATTGATGATGCCCATAATGATTTCCGGCAGTGCCGCAATCAAGACAGGAAGTGCATCAAGGATACCCTGGGCAAGACCCATAATCAGTTGCAGGGCGGCATCCAGTATCATTGGCAGATTCTCAATGAGGGTCTGCACAATTTGGATAACCACCTGAATGATGGTAGGAATCAATGTGGGCAGTGCGTTTGCGATACCCGTTGCCAGGGTAACAACTGCCTGCAAAGCCGTTTCCAATAACAGCGGAAGGTTCTCAAGAATGCCGGTCACAAGAGCCATAACCAGTTGTAAGGCACCTTCCGCTATTTGGGGTAAGGCTTCAATTAACCCCGTTAGCAGTGCAAAAATAATCTGCGAAGCCGTGTCGATAATTGTCGGAAGATTGTCGATAAGTGCCTGTGCCAGAGAGCCTACGATTTCACCCACGATTTCCAGGAGTTCGGGTAAGAATTCCATAATCATATCGAGGACTTTGGGCAGGATCTCACCGATGACATCGGACATCTTGCTGATATCACCGTTGGCGTCAAGGATACCGTTTGTAAACTCTCCAAGCAGAGCGTTGCCTTCGGTTGCAAGGTCAGTGAGTACCGGGAGAAGCACCGTGCCGAGAGCGTTTTTGGCAGCGGTTGCACCTACATTGAGGTACTGCAACTGGTCATCCAACGCACCATAAGCGTTCAGCATATCATCGCTGACAACGTAACCGGCAGCACGTGCTTGTTCACCGAGTTCGTTCATCCTTCCGGCACCCGCCTCAATAAGAGGGTTCAGTTCCTGGGCGGACTTGCCGAGGATTTGCATTGCAAGGGCGTTTCTCTCGGTTTCATTTTCAACCTTACCAAGGGCGTCTATGACTTCCCAATACACTGTGTCGGAGTCGCGCAAACTGCCGTCAGCGTTGGTAACCGAAACACCAAGTTTATCGTAGGCTTCCACTGACAGCTTGGTACCGTCTTGCACCGCCTTCATAGACTTGATTTGCTTTGCCATTGACTTGGTGAGAGTATCGGTCGATACATCCACCAATTCGGCAGCGTACATATACTCTTGGAGCTTGTCGGTTGCAATTCCCGTTACAGTAGATTCCGTAAGGACGGTATCGGCATAGGCCGCACCTTCTTTGGTCATCTCAATAAGAGCTTTACCTCCGGCAATGGCGGCAGCGGAAACGGCTGCGAAGGCGGCGGCAATAGTCGCAGCGGCAGCCTTACAAGCTGTACCGAGTCCAGAGAACTTGCCACTGGCATCGTCACTCTGTTCACCTGCATTTTCAACCTCATCACCGAACTCGTCAACCTTATCTTCCGCGTCATCGAACTCACGAGAGGCTTGGTCAAGGGCATCGTTATTGTCCTTGAGTTCACGCTCCATATTGTTAAGGGCAGCAGTAGCATTGTTAAGCTGAATCTGCCAGTTTTGTGTACGTCTGTCGTTCTCACCAAAGGAGGACGAAGCGTTCTCAAGAGCAGCACGGAGCGTTTCGATTCGCTGCTTTTGAGCCTCGATTTCCTTGTTTAGTACCTGGTTACGGGCGGTGAGGGCCTCGACAGAATTATCGTTCTTTCCAAATTGGGACTCAACGACCTTCATTTCCGAGCCGAGAACCTTAAAACTCTGATTGATATCCGCCAGAGCTTTCTTGAATTCCTTTTCACCCTCAAGCCCGATCTTTAGACCGAAGTTATCTGCCATTTAACCACCACCTTTCGTCAGATTCCGTCCGGGACAATGTCATCAATGAAGCGTTCCCGTTTCGGCTTGGCGATGCCAGTGTACTGTTTGTGGCACTCCCAAAGGTCAAGGAGTAAGCCAAACGGCATCAGCCACACTTCATCCCAGGACAGATGAAGCTGACCGATGCCGTAATATAAAAGTCGAGTAAATAACTCTTCGTCACTTACTCGACCGCCGCGTTTTTTGGGTCATCCTCGCTCTGAATGTTACGCTTGGTGCCCTTAAACATAGCCTCAGTGATTGCCACCTTAAAGGTTGCAAGGTCTGCCGGAGTAGTGAGGATTTCCACATACTCTTCAGTGAGCAGATCGCGGGGTTCATCCTTGTGCTGGATGTTGTGAACCAGGATGGTCTGGTTGGCAAGCAGAGTGATGAGCCATACGATTTCACCGATAGCCATTTCAAAGTTCTCACTCTTCATCAGCTTTTCACCCAGGTTCTCAAGACCACCGTAACGGGCAGCGATTTCCTTGGTAGCTTTGGTGGAGAGCAAGAGAGTGTGTTCCTCATTACCGATGAGGATAGTTGCGGTGCGTTCCTTATCCATAAATCAAGACCTCCTTATTCTGTCTTTGC